TGTATCTTTGCAAAATCTTTCATTTGATATGCACCCGGATGTGGTCTTACCAAGATTGGGCGGGTGGTATGTTGGCGTATAGATTTAATTTTTTCTTCTAGCCATACAAGTGGGCTTAGTGTTTTCATAGCAAAGCCGCCATCACGTTGCATACAAATTAAAATATAGCCATCTGTGGTCTCTTTTGCAGGATGCAGTTGTATGTTTAGTCGTTGGCTAATTTCCGTCCACTTGCTAGCATCACTATTTTTGTTTGCGTACTCAGCACGATCATAGAACGGTCCTCCTATGCTGTATCTTAAATAGGTACCAGAGTCATCAAGATATTTCCAACAACTGGCGTCAATACACATGGTTTTGAATCCACGAGCTTGTTGTTGTGCTATAATTTCTTTTCGCAAAGTGATATTACGACCGCCTGTGTTGGTTGTTGCCCAACCCAACATCACTGCCAATCTGGCGGGACGATACTTAAAATCCCATTCCACATGCACTCGATGCCCAGTATTTTTAACACCTTCAGCAAAACTTTCCAGGCAGGCAATTTTCCTTGCGTGTTTTTGAGGATTTGCTACACTACTGACATAAACAACAACATCAACGCTCATTAAGAATACGCCAGGCTGTGCCGTTTCGCATTTCTACTTCGGTAAACTGACAATAGGCCAGGCTACGTGCCCATGCATCAACTTCGTCGAGGCTCGGTATGTAAGGATTTTCAATATCGGCAATATTTTTACTGCATAACGGTGCGGCAGCGTTTGGCCCTAGCGTGATTGCTGGTTTACCCAACAACATTGCTTCTCCGGCAGCAATACTTGAATATGTTACCAAACAATGTACATCTTGATCTAAGGCCATTTCCATGGTATCAGTATTGACTCTGGTACTACGCCCTTGTTTAGTGCGTACTACAATTGGACGGTCTGTATGTTTTCTTAAAGTTTCTTGAGTAGTTTCTAGCCATTCTTCTAAATTGATGTCATACAGATTTAATAATTTTTGACTAGGTGGTGCTAACAATATGTTTTTACCTGATGTAAATTTTTTAAATTTTACACCTGTTGCATCTAGTCTATCTCTAGGACGTTCTACAACTGGCCCAAAATACTGTACATCGTTCTTTGTAATGCGGTGATATAACTTGCGTTTGCCATTGCCAAAGTAGCCAGTATCCATGTAATAAAAATCTCTACCAATAGCTCGACATCCATCCATTTGCTTGCGTTTGGTAATGCCGCGCAACACAGCTGGGGTCATTGTGCGTTCTTCTTTTTCCCAGGTGCTGAGTTGTCCACCTGCACCTTGAACAAAACTTTGTAGTAGTGGGTCGTACATATGACCTTTTCTTTCATATCTGTATTCACTATCTAGTGCCACAACTTGATTAACTGGTATTGCAGCCAACTGCTGGTGTAATACTTCTAACGTAATTCCATAGTACAATCCCGCAGGGTCTACTCGATATTTTAATATATTATCAAACAGATGTCTTATTTCAGGCACCGTCTGATCAAGTACATGCGGCGGAGGAGGCGGTTCAGGAGAAGGAGGTACGTAATTGGTTTCGTCCTCGAGTTCCCAAGTATTCATTCTACTGACCTCTGTAGGCAGTATTCAGTTAGAATACGTTCTCTGTGCCACTCATCGCCTTGTGGCGTGTCAGCAAACTCTTGAAAACAAGGTGTGCCTAGCGTGTAGTGCAACAGCTTGGCATCTCGGTTGACACCATACTCGTCGGGTAACCAGTTCCACTCCGGTGGTAGTTCACCTATGCGACTATCATCTAACCACGAGAAGCGGTGGAGCTCACTACCTGTGGCTCGTTGGACGAACTCGGGAGTAAGCTGTCTGTTAGGAAAGCTATTACAATTCCACAGAATAACACTACTCCAATTTTTTCGAGGATAATCTTCATTTCGTGCTCCTAGATATTTTACAGGCATGCGAGTTTTGTAGTCATGCTTGACCACCATCACATCCATGTAGGGGTTTTGCAACTCCCATAACTTCACAATGTCATCTCTAACAATCATGTCGCCGTCAATGAAGATTGCCCAACCTTCATAGTCCATCAAGTGCGGCACAAGGAAACGTGTGTAGATAAAATGATTGCTGCCGTCAGTGTGCGTTTCTTCATAGTCACGAAACAAGTTTAGCGCCACAGGGATAATGGCCACAGGCTTTGATGTATGTCTTATGATTGAGTTGGCACAGGTGTGAAAAGCAATGGCTTCTCTTGGATCATAGCCAATGTAAACTGGTATGGCTTTCATCTGCGCTCAATATCTTCTTCTACACAATTTTCACCGTATTGAATTTCAATCAGCTTGAGAGGGTGATCAGTTTCGTTGCACAGCATGTGCCACTGATTTTTTGCAATCCAGATATGCTCATGCATTCCAACATGTCCAACAAGATCATGGTCGCTAGAATTATCCAGGGTATACACTGCGGCTTCACCTTCAGCTACAAACCAGAACTCAGCACGTTTGTCATGCCGTTGCATGCTTAAACATGTTTTGGGTGCCACAGTTAGTTCTTTAAGTTTGGTAGTTGGGCCAACTTCGTGTAACACACGATAGTATCCCCAGGCACGGCCAGTCCGGGGTTTCTTCCAGTCTTCCAAGATCCATGAACTAGAATTCTTCTTGTCTTCTCCACCGACCCCAAACACAAACTCCACATCATCAAATACCATTTCGGGAATGTTATCTCGGGTACGGTCTCCGCCATTGGCAAACACAATCTGATCAGTGGGATGTAGAGTTTGTACCCTACGTATAGCATCACAACTTGATCCATCATCGTCGTTGTAAACTACAACCTCGTCTACTATGCTCAAAGCACTGACTAATGCAAAGCGTTCACTCATGGGCATGAATGGCTTGCCTTTTTTACGAGTAAGCCATTCATCTGAATTGAGTCCAACAACTAGTTTGTCTCCTAGTTGTTTTGCTGCCTGAAAGTAAGCAAGGTGCCCGGAGTGGATGGGGTCAAAGCCCCCTGTGACTATAACAATTTTCATACTGTTATTTACTATGCTGTTTTGTTACACTTGAATATCTTCCATACCCGCTGTACGCAGTCTGACCACATGGCCCATCTGCCACTGTTTGGTGTCTAGGCCTTTCATAATGCCCAGCCAGCGATTTCGTAAGTACGCTACTTCGTTGATGATGGTTTCATAATCAATAACTTCATCTTCTCCATCAACATACTTTTCGGCGTCTCTACTGGTTAACGCTCTGGCATATCCTTCCAAATATTTTTGGAAGTGTGTTCTACGTATCTTGCGCAGTTGAATGTTTAGGTAGTTTAGCACTGCCTCTATCTCTTGCAGTTGATTAAATCTATGCTCGGTAATTCCGGGTAATGCTGTGATATTTTTTTCTACTATACCACCAATTTTGCAATCTCGCTTGGCATGATCTAATTCCTGTTCATAGTATGTTATGAAGTCCGGAATGAGCCCTATGTTTGATGTAACTTTGCTATACCACATTGCTTATCCTGTTGTGTTTAAAATATTGATCCAAGTCTGGAAATAATGCCTTCCAGTCAGTACCTCGACGTTGATCTGTCATGTCTAGTGTAGCATGTAATTTGGTAAGTCGCAACGGGTCAACTGTTGCTGCCGAAAGTAGCTTGCATATGCCATCTAGTCGTAATCGGGCTTGCTGATCCCATTCAGTTAGCACAGGGAAAGTGTTTAACAAATGCTGTAGATCCTGTTTGAAAAAATCTGATCCAAACATATCAGGATGATAAATTTCTTCGTATCCGCTGTCTACCATGTGATATGCTTGTACAATTTTTGGATTTTGTTTTTTGTATTCACCAATTGCCAACTGCATGTTGTTAGTGGTAGAGATTGATAGTGCAGTAACCACATGATGTACTGATATTGACAACCATTTGTGTTGTATAAGATACTCAAAGTTTTTACGCCACCTGTCAAGATCAAGTCCATGACGAATAAACTCAACTTGTGGCCCCCAGCAGTCTAGACTGCAACATATATCCAGGCGTTTAATCTTTTTAGATATTAATAATTCTTTGCCAATTTCTACAAATCGTTGTACTGTAGCGAGATCGGCGTTGAGATTGCTATTGATTGCAATCTCAATGTTGTGGTTTGTGCGATTGGCCACAAATTCCAAAATTTTCCAAAGTTCTTTTTGTAACAACGGCTCACCGCCTAGTATAGACAGTCGTGCAAGATGTTGATAATTACGATCTAGCCAAGACATGTATGCATTAAAGTGTTGATCTCTGGTACTGATTTGGTCAATAGGCTGAATTCCTATTGGATACGGACCAAACTTTTTTAATTCTGCATTGTTTCTTGAACTAAAACAAGGTTGACAATACACACATGCCAAATCGCAGGTATTAGTCAGATATATCTCTGAGATTTTGGGAGTAACTGGTGCATTGTAATCAAGAGAAAAATCTACAGGAGTTAGTCCAGGAATTTGATTTTGATATAGCCGATCGCTTTGGCCACCTTGTTGTTCTACTGACTGACAATACTCGCACCCACGTCCCGGCCACTGGCCTTCAAGCATTAGTTTGCGGTCGTTGATAACTTCAGGGGTGTTATGGAATTGATCAAAATTTTCTAGTGATACAGGAACTGCTTTTACTCTATGACAACTCGACGAGGTGCCGGTGTGCAAGCGGAATGTGTTCCATGTCCACTTGTATACACACGCGGCCTGATTCCTGATCGGGAACACAGACATTAGTCTTCCCAATCTTCATCTTTAAAATCGTCAAAATCTTCTTCTTCTTCTGCATCATCTTCATCAACATAATCTTTGTCGTTGTCAAGATATGCTGTCAATGCATGTTTAATATCAGAATCGCCTTTGAATGCGGTGCGAATATCTTCTACATCAGAGTCATTGTCCATTAAAATTTGTACCACAGTTTCTGCGGCTTCAGATCGATCTACTGTGTTTACAAAACGTTTTAGCTCAGACCAAATTTCACTTGCTACTGCTTCGCTCATTCTGCATCCTCCTCAACTGTAGTTACCTCTGCCTTTTGATTGCCAAAGTCTTTCATCACCACATCCAAGCATGAATCATCGTTGCGTTCCCAACCTTTGCGGAATTTCTTGATGATCTCTCCAGCACTTGTGGTAAACACAAGACTATTGCCTTCTTTTTTAAGCAGACCTTTTTTCTCAATCAAGTCAGTAAGACCTGAGTAAGGGCTCATACCTGTTGTGTAAGGAATTTTGACTTGCACGCCTTCAAAAGGTTTAGCATAACGTGTTTTCATAACTTTACAGCCTGCACGAATACCATTTACTTCTGAAACTTTGTTGCCATCCTCGTCCTCTTTGAGCTTCATCTTCTTCATGGCAACCACAATACTAGATGCATAGATAAAGCCTTGGCCACCTGAGATCTTGTCATCTGGATCAAACATATCTTGTGAAGCGTAGGTGTGATTGGTACATACCAGGCCAACATTATAACTACCAAACATGTTGACACAATTACGAACAAGTGCTGTAAGTGCTTTGGGTTTACGGCCTAAGTCACCCTTCATTTCGCCTGCGTCAAATTGATTAACGTCTGTGGGCGTCAACAACATACCTAATGAGTCAATCACAAACATAACTTTAGGGCGTTCGCCATCAGGTAATGCTTTGTAGTCACTCATGAATGTTGAAATTGTTTTTGCCACGTCATCAATCATGGCCATACTCAGTTTAAGAAGTTTGTCTGGACCAGTGTCAACTCCAAGTGCTTTGAGCCAGTCTTCATCTAATGCGTTTTCACTGTCGATCAACACCACAAAGATACCTTGTTCTTGTGCGTGTTTGACAATGTTGCCTGAACAAATATAGCTTTTGCCTGCACCCGAGTCACCGGCAAACACAGTAACCTTGCCCAGCGGGATGCCACGATTAAAGTCACCGGAGATCAAATAATTCAGGGCATAGTTGCCTGTGCTGATCCAATCTGTAGGATCATTGAAGCCAATGCTCAGGCCGTCAATGCTTTTTGTAATTTCCTTGCGGAACTTGCTTACGTCAAATGGTTTTCCCATAATTCACCTATGTATAGAAAGAAACGCAAGAGGTATTATCCCCTTGCGTGATGTGTAGTGTCAATTATTTGTTTTGACGAGCACGGATCATGGCCAAGATGTCTTGGGCATTCCCACTAGCGGCAGCCGGTTTAGCAACTGGTGCTGTGGCAACTGCAACTTCGTCTTCGTCATCAAATGGTGATGCGGCCACAGGAGCCGGTGCTGGTTTCGCAGCCGGAGCAGTAGCGGCTACAATGTCGTCTTCGGTAACACCACTGTTGCCGCCTGCTGGTGCGTTAACGCCTGCTGGACGGAAGTATTGACCCCAACGCTCTGTATCGTAAGGTTGACCATCTACTGATGCTTCAAACATCTCTTTGATTACCTTCAACTCCACATCAGTTGGACGCTTGGGCAAGAATGTGCTCAAGTCAAACAAGCCGTGTGTTTCAATTGCGGCTTGCTCAGTTTCTGTCAGCGCAGATTCTTTACGTGCCCACTTCGAAGTGTTGTAGTCAGCGTATCCACCTTTTTGTGTTTTTGTGATACGGAAATCCAAACCACGCAATGCGTCTGTTGGCAATTCTTCCAATTCAGGATCCATCAACGCACCTTTGATCAGTGTAAACAATTGAGGGCCAATGATAAATCGGCGAATAGGATTGTCCGGAGTCTTGTCGTCACCAATTGGGTTCTCACGAACAAAACCTTGGAAAATGTAACTGCGTTTTTTCCAGTACTTACGACCCATGTCTTCAAGGCTCTTGTCTTTGAACCATGTGCGTACTTCTGCCAAGATTGGACAAGCGTCGCCCCACATCTCAACACAGGGTACTTGTACCATAACCTGTTTAGAATCCATTTCTCCCTTGACGCCGTTGAAAGGCAAACGAATCATTGCTCGTTCTTGCCAGAAGAATGTGTTT